TCAAATAGTTTTTTTTCTACGGATGCCTTCGCGCGCATATTCATTTTTTTTCGCCGGTTCCATTGTTGAGACATTTAGTATAATTATTGAAGTATATTAATTTATATCTATACTTTTTCAATTTTGTATTTATTCCCACGATGAGGAAAATATCACATTATCCTATATAATGAATTTTAAAAATTTAATCAAAACGATTAAGCCCGCTGAAATTCTTGTTTTAGTTGTATTCATGTTATACCTTGTTTTTCCTATTGCTACACCTAGCGCCATGTCGCCTTATATAGAGTCACCTTTAGGATTACTTGTAATTTTCTGTATTACTGTATCACTATTTTTATATTCCCACCCTGCTTTAGGTGTCCTTTATCTTTTGGTCGCATATACTCTATTAAGACGCAGTGCTGTTGTTCAAAATACAACTCGCTATGTTCAGCATACAAAGTCGACCACAGAAAAGCGTGAAAACATTAGAAAGCAGGTAGAGGAGGCAACCCCCGTAGAGGAGCCCCGCAATGTAGAAGTGGGTGCTGACCAACCTCTTACACTAGAAGAGGAAGTTGTGAGAGACAATGCTCCTGTCGGTCGCAGTGAACCTATCCAATATTTACAGACAGGTTATAAACCCGTAGCAACGAGTGTTCCTGGTGCTTCTCGCATGTAAATTTTCATCAAAATATAAAAACTTGAACCGTTTTTTTTATATTTTTATTTTGCTTCATCCTTTTCAATTTCATTAATGGGCCAAAAGTCATCTTTCGTATCATTCGACTTCTTGGAACTAATTATAATATATCCGAGTAGGGTTACGATTGAGATGACTATACCATAAAGTATAAACTGTTGTCCCATCCAGAAAAACATTATTATTAGTGCTAGTAACAAAACTTTCATTACTGCGTCAAACTTGCCCATAAATGCCGTTCTAGCCGAGTATCCATTTGTATCAAATATTACGAAAAGAAACGATAATATATATTGATAGATGGCGGGTATAATTGAATAACTCATTCCAGTGAAAAGTAGAAATAAAATATACATAAACATTGTTTTTAATGAATTATGTGCGGCGGAATCTTGGACAAGACTGCTAGTTACTGGAAGATTGTATGTCTCAACTTCTTCCGAGTCAATGGGAACATAATCACATTCCATCCATTCACCGGGGGTAGATGGTATTAAAATTGAATACTCACTCGGTTGAAGATCGAAAAAATTTGTATTATTTGCTAACCCCATTAATTGTATTGAAATTATACTTATAGGATGGGCGAATGTGACTACTCTTGCCGCATTTCCTAAATTACTTGTATATTCAACATACTTCACTTCAGGTATCTCTTTTGCGAAGATATCGGCATTAAAATCAGCTGATAATGTTTGCGTATGGGACACGCCGGCTTGTATTAAAGCATCAATACTACTATTCGATGGACCAGGATTTGTGACTACTAGTGGAAAACACATAAACAGCACTTCATCATTGCCGGTATCTACATTTTTTATAATGAGCTGTCCATTTGATGCGACACCGCTTATTTGATTTACCTTTGTCTTATCTGCTGTTCCAACAATACAGACACTTCTTGCCTTAAATTCACTTTTAATATTGTTATCTGTAAATGTTACATGAGATGAAGGTGAAGTTTCACATTCAGCGGTAATATTCTTGTCGTCAGTGTTTAACTGAATATTTTTCAACTCAATGTGTGTATAATTAAATGATATCGATTTTGATGTATCAACTGGTTTACTTAAATCAAAACTACTCATATTAGACTATATATAAATCAGTTAGATATAGTTTCGTTCTAAATATTATTTTTTTCGTTTTTTATATGGGAGGCACTGTAATCGTATGTTCGTTTACCACCTCACTTGTTACTTCATCATGCCCATCAACCATTTGGTCTAATATTTGAACCTTCACTTCATTTGATTTTCCTGGAACCTCCTCCCCTGTATCAGTAGCATCACTTTGAGACTCATCAGTATCACTTTCAGACTCATCAGTAGCAGCATCACCAGTAGCAGCATCATCAGTAGTACCATCACTTTCAGACTCATCAGTACCATCAGCACCAGTACCCAGAACTTTATTGAAAATATCATTTAAATGATTTATCATTGCGATGACTTGTTCATCGGTGAGTATTATGGATGTTATTGCTGCTCCAGTTGTTGTTGCTACTCTTGGTGGTGGTATTGTTGCTGCTGCTGTTGGTGTTGTTGCTCTTGGTGTTGTTGCTCTTGGTGTTGTTGCTGCTGCTCTTGGTGTTGTTGCTGCTGCTGTTGGTGTGGTTGCTGCTGCTGTTGGTGTGGTTGCTGCTGCTGTTGGTGTTGTTGCTGCTGCTGTTGGTGTTGTTGCTCTTGGTGGTGGTGTTGTTGCTCTTGGTGGTGTTGTTGCTGCTGTTGGTGGTGGTGGTGGTGGTGGTGGTGCTGGTTCAGATACCAATTCTTTCATTATTTCTATTATCGAAAGAGGTTTGGATGCTACTGGTTTTGATGCTGGTGCTACTGGTTTTGGTGTTACTGGTTGTGTTACTGGTTGTGTTACTGGTTGTGGTGCTACTGGTGGTGGTACTGCTCTTGGTGGTGATGATGATGATGATGATGATGATGATGATGATGATGATGATGATGACGATGGTGGTATTGATATTTTTGATGATGCTGGTGCTACTGATTGTTTTGTAAAACCACTTGTTTGTTTTTCATATTCATTAAAATCAGCACTGTTTATATCCATTAATTTAGAATTATTGTCTTCAATAAATTGTCTATCGACAGTTTTATCTTGAGCGATTCTAGACGCTAAATCGAAATCAGATTGGGTATTTACTTGCATAACAGTTATTTTGGGACAAATAGTATTACCGAATTCATCCTCTTTTTTACCAGCATAAGTAACAAAATATTGTTGTTCTTCACCTTTTTTTTTTATTATATCACGTTGATTTATAGCACTTCCATCTTTATAGTTACAACTCTCTACTTTTGATAATTCACTAGGTTCAACTAATTCTATCAAATACATAGCTCTGGACTTATTATCTTCGCATACAGGATAATCAGTATTATGTATGTTACCAGAAAAACTAGCAAGTATGTCTTTATATTCTAGTTCTATTGGTTCGAACCCATTTATTAAAGGTATGTCAGCATCAACCTTAAACCATTTTGTATTATTTTTAACATAACTAAAAAAATGGCTTGCTCCCGTTTGGTTCAAACTCATACAAGCTGTGCTGGACACAACTGATATTAATTTATCCGTATATTTGGGATAAATACCGGTGTGTTTGGTCGCTTTCAACTTATTATCATTAACATCAATCAACACGAAGTCATTTATAAATGAAATTAATCTATCTAATATATTTTTAGCATCATCAAACCCACCATTGGCTCCTATCTGTATTTCAGTTATGTTAACGTCTCCTAGTTGACGGGTGTTTCTTAAAAATGCTTCATAACTAGCTTGGTTCCAAACAGTTGTATCATCAATAAATTTCCGTAATTCTTCAATAACTTTATTCCGTTTTACATTTAATCTATCAAATACGTCGGCATCATCTCCTTCTGATGTTTTAAAATTCTTAATTTTTTCACGAATATATTCATTTGATAATAATGCGTATAGAGGCGCATTAATCCAACATTTATTTTTGGTATTATTACTTCCGTGTGGAGGTCTCCATGGTTGAATAGGATTAGACATTTATATTATAATTCTATTTTTTTATAGAGGAATGTATTTATAAAGTGCGTTTTCGTAGATAGTGGCGCGGAAGGTATCATTATATCCTTCGACATAGACACTATCCCCATTGAAAATCTCATCACACCCTAAATCCGAGGTGCAACTGCGTCCCTTCACACTGACGGGTAATTTTGTATTAATGTTTCCGGAAGAGTTTGACATGGTATAATATTGATATTTATCACGACCGGTCGAACTTCTACGACCCATTAAAGGTAAAATCATATCATCTTTGCCTTGTTCTCTGGTTAAAATACCCATTTGGTTATAATTCAGTTCAGGGCCCTGTGTGCTAATATTAATGGGTAAAACAAACCCTTCATTTTTCAAAGGAGGTGCGTTGATATCCGTTAATGGATCAACTGTGCGTGTAGGAATAGGTATTAAATGGGTAGTAGCAACCTCTGTATTAATAGGGGGAGCAATAATAATAGGTTGTGAGAAAGAGGTGGTGGAAGTTTTTTCTAAACTAGGTTTAATAAGGTGAGTATAATACATATAGACGACTGTGACCAATAGAACAAATAATAAGAAGACAGTCATATTCTCAATGCAGAATAGACCAGGAATACAAGTTTTTTTAACTCCACGAGGCATTATTATATTTATATAATAATGCTACACAATAATGTTTACGTAATGAAAAAATTAATAACCTAATACTTTAGGATTCCAATCGGGAGGTCGCTTGTGTTTACCATTCATCCAAGCCACCCATTTTGGGCTAGGAATGAGTGTAGTGAAAATACGCATAAATCCAGAAACAATTTGTTCGATAGAACAATTCATTAGGGAAGCCCATTCAGCCCAAGTCTTATAAAGAGTAACTTCTCGACCATTCGCGAATGTATATTTGCCTTTACAACGGTAGCAGCGTTTAATAATTGCGTCGTCCCATTTAATGATATGAAATCCAGATAAAGCATAAAACATTGAATCCAATGGTACAATAAAAAGATTCCAAAAGATATCGATCAATGCCTGTAAATCGATACCTAAAATAGCACGTATTAGAATAAGAGGAAGTTCGATAAAGATTCCGTATAGTAATCCAAACGTCATATCAATAATATAATAACGAGTGCATGACCCATTAAGAAATGTTTCAAACTTACTCCAAGAACATTCTGCTAGAATGCCCATAATATAACCCTGATTTTCCCAACCAGTTTTAAATTCTTTCCCAGCACAATTTAAATGGGAGGATAAACCGTCTAGCCAATTTTTACCACCAAGAACTAACATAGAAATGGTAGAAAAAAAGAATGCGAATAATCCAGCCCATTTCAGAGCACTAAAAATCTGACTAAATGTATTTTGACCGACTTTATAAGCACCCATTATATATTGTCCAACACCCCGGGCTGAATTAATGATGTCGATACCAATATTGCTAATAGATGTGACTAATTCACCTATATTTAATCCGCGTCCGGCTGCGTTCAATGCGCTATTAAGTGATTGGAGAGGAAGTAAAGCGGCCATAATAAAGTATTTATATAATTATCTCATAATAAAATCGGCGTTTAAAGTTTTAAAAGTTGGACTACATCTCTAAATTCATCAACAAGAGGTGAGATGGTAAGTAAATGGTCCAACATTTTTAATTGTATATTAAGTAATTTTTCTACACCGTTGCGTTGTTTTTCGTTAGCAATTTTATCAGTATATTTCAACGCTAAATTGATTTTATCCTTTGCTAAAGCAGCGTTTTTTTCATCAACACCAGTCTCCATTTTTTTCAATAAACCAGCAGGATTTAAATTTTTGATAAATTTGTCTATTTCAGCATCTCTTTTTGTAGGGTCTTCGTTTAATGTAGCATTTTTATCATAGTCGATTTCACCAGGAACAGGTTCGTCGGTTTCGACTTGAGGTGAACCAGAGGGTTTCGCTATATCATCATCATTCGTCATATGATTCATTAAATTGTCCAATTGCGATAAATCTCCTGTAAATCCTTCTTTATTATATTGTTCCATACCAAAACGTACGAGATTGGTAATTGCGATACTGGTAAATATAATAACAATCATATTTTTGTTGAAAAACGTAGAAAGGAAGCCGACGATTACCATGATACCGGCATAAACAGGTTCATCCTCCATTGCGTAACTATATATATTCACAATAGCAATCAACACAAGTAAATATAAAACAAATTTGCTCTCTAGTAATTTGGAAAGTCCAATATTATTTTTTAACCAATTTCCTGTTTTTTTAAAAACCATTATATAATTTAACAATATAATAGTTTTATACATTTGAATAAATCGACTATTACATTTTCTCATTGTTATCGTCGTCATTATCAACGTCATTAATAGCATCTAAATATTCTTGAGGGAGTTTTTCTCTTCCATAAATATCCAAAACCTCTTTCACAACTTCTTCACGTTGAATATCCTGATTTTCAAATTCGAAACTCCCAATACTGTCTGACCGGGTATTTCTAAATTTATCCAAGAAATCTTCTAAACCATTTTTTAGGTCTGGTCTATCGTGTTGGTCTAAATCACCTGTAATGACGAGACGGCTATTTTCACCTAAACGTGTGAGCAACATTTTCATCTGTGCTGTAGTGGAATTCTGCATTTCATCAGCCACAATCCAGCAGTTTTTAAACGTTCTACCTCTCATGTATCCAAGAGGTGATATTTCAATAATTTTTTCTTCTAATAATTCTGTGACTTCTTTTGGTGTTATAAATTGATATAATACGTCATATATAGGTCTAACCCAGGGAGCCATTTTTTCTTCAAGTGTGCCAGGTAAATATCCAAGATCTTCATCAACCGAGACAGAGGGTCTTGTAAAAATCAGTTTCTCGCATTTTCCTAATAAAAAATTGCGGACGCCTGCTTCAGTAGCAAACATCGTTTTACCAGTTCCGGCAGGACCAGTTGCGATAACGATTTTTTTTTTCTTATTACGTAACATTGAAGAATAAATTTCTTGGGCTTTTGTTTTGGGGACGGCAAATTTTTGTTCAAAAAGGTCTTGTTCACGCTGTGATAAATGTTGAATATTCTCATACATTGTTTTTTGTTCCTGAACACTGTTATGAGAAGTTTCGAATTTGTATTCATCCATTAGCTCCTTTTCGGTAACCTTTCTCCCCCTTCTGCCTCGTTTTTTTCCCCCTGACGAATGACGATCTTGTGACGTATTCATATAATATTGATTGGATTTTAAAATCGTCAAAAAAAATATACGTGAGAATTCACAATATCATTTATTTGAATAAATTATAGTATTAATATTTAGTAATCCATGTCTATACCAACACATAATTTAACTATACAGTCTTATTCACTGGATGAGATAATGGGACTATTTGACCTCGATAGTTATGATATTTCGATAGAAAATCTCAAGGTGGCGAAGAAGAAAGTCCTAATGTTACATCCCGATAAATCGAAACTAGATGCGAAATATTTCCTGTTTTACAAAAAGGCATTTGATATAATTGTTCAGTTTTTTGATAATCAAAATCGCCAAAACCGGTCGATTCAGCCAAAAGATGTAGCATATGAACCCAATTATAATGACCAAGATACAAATACGACAAAACAAATCACGAAGAATGTCCAAGAAATGAAATCCGAAAAATTTCAAGAGAATTTCAATAAATTATTTGAAGCAAATCAAATGGGCGTGAGACCAAATACCGAACGGAATGAATGGTTTCAACAAGAAAACTCGGCGTATGATGTCCCACAAGAAAAGATGTCTAAACAAGCGATGAATGATAACTTTCAGCGAATAAAAAAACAAAATAATGGTTTGATACAATACAATGGTGTGCAGTCATTAAATCAGGATTCTGCTACAAGTAATAACTTTTATGATGACGATGACTTTCAAGACAAATATATGACCAGTGATCCATTTAGTAAGTTGAAATTCGATGATTTGCGAAAAGTTCATCGTGACCAAAGTGTATTGGCTGTGAGTGAACAAGACATTAATAATATCAAGACATATGGGTCAGTCGAAGAATTTAACCGAGCACGCAGTGAACATTCATACGAACCTCTTGAAAAACAACACGCGGATCGTCTATTACAAGAACAAGAAAAGGCAATGCAGCAACGTATGATGCGAAAAGAATATCAGTCCAAGTTACAAACGGAGCAATATGCGGAGAAAAATAAAGACGTCATGGCGTCATTTTTATTATTACAAAATAAGAAATAATAATATAGATTTTTTGCTAAATTATTATTTTTCACATTTCCCATAATGAGCACGTGCCCATTTTACCCATTTTTTCGCAGTAAATTTTCGTTTGCGTTTATTCCGTCGATTACATTTACGACTTAAAGCACATACCCGTTTGTCCTTTGTTTCTGAACAAAGATTGTTTAAACAATTGTATATATGGTGTTTACGCATTGTTTTTGTGAATTGTTTTACAGTATGATTATTGGATTTGTTAGCTCCATAACCTTTGTAACAAATATATTTCTTGGAACGTGTGCGTCTCATTACTCTAATATATAAATGGATATAATATCATACCTAAATAAGAAATAATAATCTAGACTTCTGCTAAATTATTATTTCTTATTTAGTTATATATAGATATACGATATGAGTGAGGTAAAGGAATTATTATTAGAAGAGATAGATATGTCAACAGTAGATGAAGCAACTTTCATCGAATTTATGAATAGCTATAACCGGAATTCGAGTAATTTATGTCTAAATCCAAAAAAAGGCAACGAAAAGACCCAATCTATGATCGGCGATCTCGTGGATAGGGATAAGGATAAGGATACGGATACGGATATAGATATTAGAGAAGATTATACGCACTTACAGATGTTATCACGACCTGGAAGGTTGATTAAATTTATATACTTATATTATAAAAATGGCAAGAACTACGAAATTGTCGCATTTGCTAGAATATCTATAAATGAAAAAAGTTCTATCACTACTATAGATGTGCTATGTTCACATAGAGATAAATCTTTGAAAATGGAAAAAAAACCATTGGGTATTTTTCTATTAGACTCTATCTATTCTGAATATGTTGTTAACAAAAATTATATATTAAAACTCCAACCTGCTACGCCTGAACTCAAACATTATTATACAAACTGGAAATCCCCGAGTTTACCCGATAAGTGGTATATCGCCAAAACAGATGGGTATTTAATGTATTTCGCGGATATTGATAATGTAACGGATGAACAACTTGAGGCAATGAATAACGACGTTATACGTTTCAAAAATATATGTAGTAGGATAAAAATAAATCCAAATGTTATTTCAACAATTCCGGGAAACACAAACAGAAAAAAAAGGTTAACGTCCGAAATTAATAAATCCACAATTATTGATGATGTTGCTAAAAAACAACAACATCTTAAGTTATTAGATATTGACTATTTTACTGCTGACGACATCAGGGACGAACTAAAACTAGAAGCGAAGAAATTAGGTGGAAAATTTAAAACACGTAATAAAAAAAAAAAATCCAAAGCAAAAATTAAAACAAATTCTTCCAACAAAACTAAACGAAAGCGTTAATTCTTTTTCTGCGAGGCTTGCGACCCACTTTTTTGGTCTTATTGTGCTTCTTGCGGCAAAAAGAACGTTTTGTTCCCTTGGCGACGTTACATCCCTTGATTTTAATACAACAGTTTGGTTGAGACGTGCGTTTTCCTTGTTTTATTTTTTGTTTTCCTCGTTTTTCTTTTTCCACCAATCAAAATAATATTATCAGGTAATCCAATAGGTGTTCCTGTATTATTACCAAAACTTGCATCATTTATATCATCTATATTAGTAAAATCCGCACCGTCTAAATGCGCCTCTTCGAAATTCGTACCTGTTAATTCCGCACCTCGTAAATGCGCACCTTCTAAATGCGCCTGTCGTAAATCCGCACCGTCTAAACGCGCACCTTCTAAATGCGCACCTCGTAAATTCGCACCTCGTAAATGCGCACCTCGTGAATTCGCACCTTCTAAATGCGCACCTTCTAAATGCGCACCTTCTAAATGCGCATCTCGTAAATCCGCACGTTCTAAATGCGCACGTTCTAAATGCGCACCTCGTAAATTCGCACCTCGTAAATTCGCACCTCGTAAATTCGCACCTTGCAAATTTGTTAAATTACTATTTATAATTCGTTCTACAATTTCATTTCTTTGTTCTATATTAACAGGTTCTTCCATATCCAGTTCCGATACCGCCATTTGCGCTTGTACTCCTACTCCTAACTCTAAACAAGCATCACTAATAGGTGCTCGACAAAAAGGACATCCTGTAACTAAACGCGATCTTGCTCGTGTTCGACACCATCCTAATAAACAAATTCTATGGAATGTATGAAAACACGTCGTAGTTATATTATCAGCATCAATATTCATAGGTTCCATACATATAGGACAATCATCGATGGGTTTGTTTTCGTTTTCTTCCCCTCCTCCTCCTCGTTTTGAACGAGTTTGCTTAATTTTCTTGGATTTCTTGGATTTCTTGGATTTCTTGGATTTTCTATTTATTTTTCGTGTTCCCATTACTATACTATATAATTTTATTATATATTTTTTGATTTGACCTATTGTAACCCATGATATAAACATTATCGCGATTTCCTTGTTTTATTGGTATATTTCTTTTAATTCTTATTTTCTCTCTACGATGTTGTTATAGAGAGATATATAGAATTGATCATACAACATCGTAGAGAGAAAATAAGAATTCGAAATATGTAAATAATATACTTAAATTGCGCCAAATACATTATTCACTTGTTACAAGACATATATCCTACATATTTTGTTAAGAATATCTATCTCTTATTTGTTTTGGATCTCTTATAATTATAGGCCCGTAGTATTACTGATTTCTCGCATTAACTCACTTCGCCGAGGTGTCTTATACGCACTAGTGGGTTGTCTTTCTAAAGAGTCATTCTGAATTAGTCCACTATTATCTTGTTCATATTGTGAGGCAGTGTTAAATGTTCGTTGTCTACCTTGAGTGTCTTCACGTGATGATACATATTTCAAAACGTCATGGTTATCTAGACCAATTTTCATAACATTAACATCTTTCAATAGTTCGATCATAAAATCGTCTTTTTCTAGTTCGTTGGTTTTAATAAAATTTGTGATAAATTCATAGAATATGTCTACGTTTTCTTTTAATCCGATGTCTTCTTCCAGGAGAGGTGGCGGCTCTTCATCATCATCTTCTTTGACGATTTCTTCTTCTAGTTCATTACCCATTTGTGTTAGAACAGGTGGATGTGGTGGTGTCGGAGGGAAACAAGTATTAGCATTTGCCCGATGCAGTCCAACTCCTCCGAACTGAATATCTCTATGTTCATGAGGTCTAGTATATGATTGTTGCCTCATTTCAAACATCATTTTTTGAACACATAGACGTAAGAATTGTTTTGTAATTCTCATATTATCGCCATCTTGAGTAGGAGAACAATGTGACTTTTCCGAATATACAGTATCACCGTCCAACAATTTGCCCGAGATTGTAATTTCAAATATAGTTTCATCATCGATAAGTAGATGGAAGTCTTTATTTGTCTCTTCGGACAATGTTCCTAATTCGATTTCACTACAAAATTCACCTTTGTTATAATCATAAACCTTTCCTCCCGTAACGCGGATTACATTCTCATAATATACGCGATGTAGTTCATTAAATATAATCTCTCCATAAACATTTCCAGTGTGTTCAATATCACTGATAAACCAATTCGATGTGTAGCAATTCTTGTGACCTAATTTATACATAAGGGTCTCATTATGATCATTTCCGAGTGCTATGAAATGATAGGAACATTCGCTTTTTACAATATCCGCCAATTCATCTACATTACAAATACCAGACGTAGGTTCGCCGTCCGTCAATACAATACCAACACGATTGCGTTTTGGTATGTTAAAATATTCCGTATCTACATCCCGGTTTAATTCGTTTAAAACCAAACCAATATCGGTTGAATTCATTGGACGAATTTCTTCGACAGATTTAAGTAGTTCGTTAATATTATCTTTTGATACAAGAACAGGGGCAATATAATTGTGAATACGGTTATCAAAACCCTTTATCTGAACATGAACATTCGTTGTTTTATCTGCGAAATGATGGAGAATATTCACAAGGGTATGTTTAACAATAGACATTTTTGATTGTTGTTTTGATGCTATCTCCATCATAGATGCTGATACATCTACATAAATCTGAAATAATACGGGTTCATCTCTAGTGGTATCTAGTTCCCCAATCGCAAAATTCATATTTCCATAATTCTTGGACCATTCCTCACCGTATTTGATGGTGGGTAGTTCGAGTGCGCGTTGATAGTTAATTTTAAGCATAGTGACTTGTGTATGTTTTATATTATATCATAAAACATACACATAGTATCAATTTTACGAATGACTGGCTAATTCACGTATAGTTATATCTGTTTTATTACTATTATCTATGTTACGTAATTTTGATATGATTTCATTTGTATTTTTATTTATGTGGTCGATTTTCATTTTTTCTTGTTCCACCTTTAATTCATTAATTTGTTTTTGTAAATCCTCTATTTTCCTATTCATTTTTTCAATAATATCATTATTTGTTTCTATTTTCTGTATTTTTCCTTCCTTTCCTTCCTTTCCTTCCTTTTCTTTTGTCTCTTCAAATTGTTTCGCAATATTCTGGACATCATATTCTCGTTCAGCCATTTGGCGTTTCATTAATTCTTCCATATTTTCAATGGGTTTGTCTTCTTCCATTTTCTCTCTAAAATCGATTTCTTCAACCTTTGGTTTATCAAATAGACTACCGTAATCCTGTTGTCTATTCTGAAACTGATTGTTTAATTGTTCTTTCTTTTGTTCTAAAATATACCCGCTTGTTTCGTTTGTATTTGTCTCTAATGATGAGAAATTATTTTGAAATGGTGCTGAACCATTATCAAAAGACACCGGTTGAGGTGGACCTTTTTGTTTTAAACTAGACAACATATAACCAATTGTTTCTTTGTTCAATGTGCGTAGTCCTGTTTTATCGATATTGCTACCCTTATTTTGGTTATAATACATTTGAATTATATCTCTAAACCAATGTTCAGATTCATTTGCGTCTCGTTTGATCATTGCTTGGAAATTAGGAACTTTCAGTAGGGTATTCCATATTAATTTTTGGTTTTCAGGCAATGTATAAAGATTCATTAAATATACACAATAACAATATTTATATTATTATTGTTTGAATTTATTTATATCTTTTATTTCTTTTTATTTTCCTTATCCTTTTTTCGCACATTTTATTGGATCACTAGAATTCGCATTTGTAGGGTCATCTTGGTCATTATATGTAAATACAAACTTCTGATGTTTTCTATTTCTTTTTGGTTCACCTTTTAAAATGGTTGATATATATTCCTCAATTTCGAGTGACGCGTTTGCTATAAGATTATGAAAATATTCTAGTTTTGATTCTGATTTATCATATTTAGCACCTTTTTTAATTCTAAATTTAGAGTGTAAATTGTTATCTAAATGTCCGGATGATACTGTATATTCTATTACTTCAGTCCGTTTTTTACCTCCCCAAGTCTTTGTTTTATTATTCTTTGTTTTATTATTTCGCATTTTTTTATTCCGTGTTTTATTATTTTTCATTTAATAAGTATACTATATCTTTGGATATTTATTTTTTATTAAAATATTTTTCTCTATATTGAACCATCATATCATCTGTTAACCCTTTGTTCATAAATATTTTCAAAACTTCATTGATGTCCTTTTTTTTTCTACTTGAATTACCACAAAGTTGACGGTTCATATCAGGATCTAATTTACGTGTTAGCATTGTGATTAAAAAATACAAACAAAATACACCACATTCTGTATTGGTATTTTGATGTGATACTTTGTTCTGTATATATTCAAAATGGATGGGGTCGTCTAATTGTCGCCCTTGTTTTATAATTTCTCGCTTCAATCTCGATACTTCATGTGGAACACTATTTAGAGCACTATCGAAATAAACAATTTTTTTATCATCCAAATCGACAAACATTGCGACCCAATGTGTTCCCGGTCCATCATGTTTATCTAAATTAAACACGATTCCTAATTTCCGTTTATTTCGACGTATTAAATTTGAGAGGGATAATCGACAAAGGTCGTCCCATACGCAACGGTCCCCAAGTTTAGTATCATAATCAATGGCGGAAGGTCCGAGAAGTTTGAATTCTGGATGCGAACGTTCATATTGTTTTAATACAGCTTCGATATCATAATTAGATAACCAAGACACCGGGTCCTTATCCCATTCTTGTGGTCGATCGGGGGCGAACAAAACATTATCGAGTTGAACACGTGTATCGGGGTCTTTTATCTGGTCTAACCAACAATCCTCTCTTGGACATTCTGTGATTTTGTCGCGCAATTCTTCCCAAACTTCTTCCGTCTCTATTGCTAAAACCTTGTCTTCGTGTGAACTATTATATGCGTGTTTCACGTGTTCCAATGCTTCTGGTGTATAACAACTATTTTGTAGTTTGGTTTTCTCGACTACAGGATTACAATTCATTTTTTCCAAATTACGTTTGGTTTTATTCTTCTTTTTTCTGGCTAGTTTTTTCCGTCTAGTAGCCTTTATTTTATTTTTCGATTTACCCATTATATATTATGAGACCTATTTTTTTCTTAAAAACATATCAATGGAATTCATTTGATCGAACTTAACCTTTGATTTTGGATCTGCTTCATCCATTGAATAAGGAAACATCTCATTCTCATCATCTTCATCCGAATTTTTATAATGGTATTCTTTTTGGATTTCATCTGAACGCTGTTTCACTTCTAAATGACGTATCAATATACGCGCGTAGTTATTAAATGTTTCGTTCACATCTGAACCGAAATCATTTGTTTCGTGGGATAATAACTGTCGAGTCATGGATAAAATCTCGTTTTTTTGTTCAAAACAATCCGTCTTAAATTGTTCTTGTTCTTCTAATTTCATTGTATCTGTCTTGGACAAATATTTCGCATATCCATTTTGGTTTGAGAGAAGTTTCATGGTTAATTCGTCGATAAATTTATTTTCCGAAGGGGATTCAGACGTGGGTGTATTTTCTTGTTCGTCGTCACTCATCGTAATATATATATTACGTTGTTTTATCTTTTTTCGTTTTACGTAATTGTTTTTCTCTCTTTTTTCGCGTCTTTTCTTCTCGTTTATTTTCCTTTTCTACCCGTTTCTTATCTTTTTCCTCACGTTTTCTCTCACGTTCAGCCTCTTTTTCTACATCTTTCTTCTCTTTTTCCTCACGTTTTCTCTCACGTTCAGCCTCTTTTTCTACATCTTTCTTCTCTTTTTCCTCACGTTTTCTCTCACGTTCGGCCTCTTTTTCTTCTCGTTTCCTCTCATGTTCAGCCATTTCTTTTTCTAAATCCGGTTTGGCCAATAAAAAATCGTCCTTTGTTTTCGCATCGTATTTTTTAACAAGGTCTTTAATCATACCTTCCTTAAATTCCTCACGAATACGCCCCTGTTTACGCATTGTTTTATAAAGTTGTTTTTTAGCCCGTTTGCGTTCTTTTTTCTCCGATTTATGGTCTCGAATATCTTCGCGAATTTCTTTTTTTAGTTCGGTTTTCATCTTACCGATTTGTTTGGATAGTTTGGTTCGATATTTGCGTATATCGCGGCCCTCCTTTG